GAATCCAAAACGCTTTCGGAGCATCAAAGAAGTCACTTTTCTTAAGCGCAGCTTTGTACACAACGATGTCGCGTGCCGCACTGTCGCGGCACTCGACAAAGAAACAATTTACAATATGTTGCACTACACAAAGAAAGGTGCAAGCCAAGACACAATCACGCGCGATAACTGCTATATGGCGATGCGTGAGATGTCGCTCCACGGGCAAAAGGATTATGATGAGTTCGAAAGGGCTTTGATTGATGCTTGCGCCAAAAGAAAATTTGAGGGTGTCATTCCATATGGGTACCAAGATAATGTCTTTCAGGCATTGGGGCTCAAACCGGAGTACATGCTCTAAAACAAACCAACCGTCTGGTTACCAGGTTGTGTTCGAAAAAGTTCCAAGTAAAAGAACACAGTCTAGGCTTTCGGTATGGAATAGTCTTTGCTTTTTAGTGATACGGTGCCAGGACAGACTTTAAAGTCCAGGGCACTTGGATAGTGTAGTAATGTTTGATCTTGCATGCTACATGAGAAATTAGGTCGCAGAAAACAATACAACAATTGAGCAGGTTGTTTCCGAAAGTGGGGCAACACATGCTACAACTCATTTCTCTAACGATAACGTGGCAAGAGAAGTGGAACCAGTTACCACTTTGAAGAGCAGCAGGTTTGAGCTGCTGGAGAACAAGGATTGGTCTAAATTAGATCTTCATTCTTTGCTTTCTCAACCAGTGGTGATTGCAACGGGTTCAGTTACACCGGGCGCCAATTTCGAGAATGTGTATAAATCACATTCCACCCTCCTGCGGATCTCTAGGTTTCATTTAGATAAAATTAGGGGTTACATGGGAATTCGTGCAACGGTCGTTTTCCGTCTCGTTGCTAATGCGGACAAGTACACGCAAGGAAGGCTTTGTGTTTCATTTTTGCCAAAGGGTGATGATGTCGTTAAGAGACGCATTGATCATCGGCATGTGACACAACTGCAGCATGTGTCTTTAGACCTTAACACGGATACTGAAGTTACACTTCGTGTCCCACACCGTGGTCCATATACGCATTTTGATATTTTAAGAAACAGGTACAATGTTGGTGATTTTCAGGTCACAACTTTGTTGCCTATAAGGGGTAATCCATTTAATTTAACTATGTATATGTCCTTTGAGGATATCGATTTGATCGGACCTACAAGCACTGTGTTGCATGCAACATATGAG